CTGACAAGATACAAAACAGCGTATCTATTGCAGCGAATTCTTACGGTTCGTCGTTTGGGTGGCAATTAACGCTCTACCCTGATGCGAACATGATGCTATTGAACGTACCGAACCCCGGCGGGAATTACCAGTACGCACAAAACACGATTACGGGCGCATGGACTAAGTTTGTTGGCTGGAACGCTAACGTACTACTACACGCTTCTACCGGGCTTTATTACGCCGACAACACGAAAGTTTATAAGGCATGGGTCGGCGACTTAGACAACACAACGCCTATACAAGCTGACTGCTTACCAGCCTTTAATTACTTCGGTAACAAAGCTTTCAATAAGTATTTCACGATGGTCAGGCCGTATATTTTAACGACTGGCAGCCCATCGGTGCTTTACGGACTGAACACTGATTATTTAGCCCAAGACGCTCAAGGTACACTGAATTACACACCACCCACGGGTATGGTGTGGGGAACGATGGTATGGGGGTCGATGGTTTGGGGTGGCGGGTTAAGACCAATAACCGGATGGAATACAGTGGGCGCGGTGGCAAATAGTGCAGCGTTAAGGTTGAAAGTACAGAATAACGGCTCTGAGGTTAGGTTCAATAATGTCGATTATCTTTTCCAGCCGTCAAACTCTGTTTTATAAGGCTAAATATGTACACTTTTCATGAAGCAAAAATAGCAAGCAATTTGCCTGATTTTTGTCGATTGACAAGTGAGCATTACCAAGAAATGAAAGAACGATTAGAAAAAGATGGCATAAAAACTTCACCATTTAACCCGCAATTAGACAGGTACATCAAATTTAATAATGATGGCTGGTTAAAGTTTTTCATTGTAAAACACGACGCTGAATGTGTCGGTTACTGTTTGATTTATATCACCAATGATATGCACAACGGTGATAAAATAGCCAAAGAAGATGCGTTATTCGTTACCCGAAACCATCGGAATGGCATTGGCAAGAAATTAGTACAGCATATATTGGCTGAACTAAAAAAACTTGACGTTCAAAAAGCCTATTGTACAGCCGTGACTGACTTAAGAGTTAGCAAGTTATGGCAAAGAATGGGTTTTAAGAATATGGCAACCGAAATGGTTTATGAATTGAGGTAAATATGTGCAGCTCTAGCCCACCCCCCGCACCCGATTATGAAAAAGCCGCACGAGAAACAACACGCGGCAATCTTGAAACTACACGCGCAGCGATTCGAGCTAACCGAATTAATCAATACACGCCTTACGGACGTTTAACCTATAAACAAACGCCCGTGGGCAAGATTAACTACGAATCCTATAACAAAGCGCTTGAAAATTACAAAAACCCATTGCAAACTCGGCAAGAAACTTACCAAAAATTAAGAGACGGCGAAAATTTAAGTTACGGAGGAGATTCGCCAGGTAGCGAAGCTAGGCCTGGATGGGCAACAATACAACCAGTAAGACCTGATGGCGGACAAGGCAACGCGCCAAAACCCGAAGACTTCATGGAATACGACCCAGATACAGGCTGGGAGCAAACAATGGAGCTGACACCCGAAGCACAGGCCGCTCTTGACCAACAACTTACCTTAAACCGCAAGTATGGTGAGGTGGCAAACCTTGGCTTTGACAGAGTACGCTCGATATTTGAAAACCCTCAATTAGATGTTGGCGCTTTACCTAAACGTGCGATTGACGTAGGCCAGACCGCGCAAGAAGCGTTATTGGCCAGACTTAACCCACAACTACAGTCTCAAGAAGAAGCAACACGGCAACGGTTAGCAAACACTGGCATTGGTCTAGGCTCGGATGCTTTCTCGCGCGAGATGGCAATACAAGGCCAACAAGCTAACGACTTGAGACTGCAAGCTGCATTACAAGGCATAAACCTTGACCAAGCTAACCGCGCTTCTGCCTTACAAGAACAAGCCTACCTACAAGACCGACCGCTCAACCTGATTAACGCCTTAAGAGCTGGCAACCAAGTACAAGCCCCGCAATTCCAACAGTTTGCACAACAGGCAACGACTTCCGGTCCCGACATGATGAAAGCCGCGCAGCTAGGGTATGGCGCACAAATGGACGCATATAACGCTGACCAAGCCGCAGGTAGTGGGATGATGGGGGGATTGTTTGGCTTAGGGCTAGGTTTGGCTGGACTTCCTGTAGCTGGGGTAGCACCTGGAATAGCTGGCGGTTCACTTGGCGGCAACGCACTTAAAGGATTATTTTCTGACGAACGTTTGAAAAAGAACATTAAACCAGTCGGAAAAATGGGCAATGGCTTAACTATTTACTCATACGAATATATATGGGGAAGCCCGACGCAATTTGGTGTTATGGCGCAAGAAGTCGAGAAAGTTATACCCGAAGCGGTATCTCATGTAAACGGATACAAGATGGTGGATTATGCGAGACTTTGACCTAGAACAACAGCTAATAGACGCAAGACGCAGACGCTACGGCGAACAAGCCCAAACACAAGCCCCACAAGGCAGAATGGTAGGTGGTAGATTTGTTGCGCCCCATGCCTTAGAGTACCTTGCGGCTGGACTACGTGGCTTTGGTGGTATTCGTGGCGAACAAATGGCAGAAGATGAGCTAAGACAGCTACAAACTACACGACAGCAAGCTTTAGCCGATGCCTTGCATGGGTTTAATGAAAACATGCAGGACAGGCCAGCGGAAGTATTGCCGCCTGATGTTGCAGGGCCACCACAGCCCGCCAGACCGCAAAACATACCCGCAGCGTTTCGCGCACTAAGCACTTCACCTGATGCTGCAATGCGTCAATTTGGTATGCAAGGAATGGCGCAAATACCGCAAATTGAAGCACAAAAAGCGGAACGTGAAGCACAAAGAGAGTTTCAACGACAACAGGCAGAATTGCAAAGACAGCAACGCATTCAAGAATTGCAAATGCAACAACAAGCAAGGCTTGATTCTATGCGTGAGCAAAATGCCACCCGTGAACAAATGGCGCAAGCACAGCGAGAATTTCAATCGCAATTAGCGGCAGAAAATAGAGCGCATCAAGCCAGCATGGCAAATTTGCAGGCAGTTTTACGGCCAGAAAAAAATGTTACGGTTCTTGGAGCAAAAGGCGAAGCTGTAACATTACCGCAATCACAAGCGCAAGGAATGCCTTTATATAACCCACAAGCTGCGGCAAGTTTGCAAAAAGAAAAAACAAAAACGCAAGCAAAAGAGCAGCTATCCACAGTTATTAACCAACTAAGTAACAGTTATGATGCTTTGGAAAAAGGCGGCGGCATAACAAGCACGCAGCAGGGCGCTTTATCAAACATTGCGGCAAGACTAAGCTCTAGCGGTGTCGGGCAGGCTGTTGGTGGCGCTGTTGGAACAGAAAACCAAAGACAACGGCAAGAAATAGCGCAAACTAGACCTTTACTCATGAACCTGATAAAAGAAGCAACAGGCATGAGCGCACAGCAAATGAACAGTAATGCTGAAATGATGCTTTACTTACAGGCCGCGACTGACCCGACATTAAGCATTGAAGCTAACAGGTCAGCATTAGCAAACTTGGACAGGTTATTTGGTCTTGGATTGGCAAAACCGCCGAAAGATAGAATGCCAACACCAGATGCAACTGGTGGCGGCAGGGCGCTTTCTGCTCAAGACCAACAAGCCTTAGATTGGGCTAATGCTAACCCTAATGACCCAAGATCGGCAAAAATCAAAACAAGATTAGGAATGCAATAATGCCTACTTTTGACCCGGACGCTTACCTTGCAAATAAATCTTTTGACCCTAATGCTTATTTGGGGACAAAAGAACCTAGCCTATTACAAAAACTAGGCAAAAATGTTGCTGATTATGCTCGACGTTCTGTAGCTGAAAAAGCAAACCTTGCGGCTGGTGCGGTTCGTGGTGCTGGCTCAATTGGTGCGACATTGCTGACCCCTTATGATTTGCTAGCGGGAAATACTCAATCTATTGGAAACCCTGAACGCAGACAAGCAATAGAAGAAGGTTTGCGATCAATGGGCGCAGACCCAGAATCCGCAGCTTTCCAAGTCGGGAAAATAGGCACTGAAATAGCCGGAACCGCTGGCGCTGGTAGTGCGCTTGCCAAAGGTCTTGGAATGATACCCGGTGTGGCTTCACGCGCTCCCGCTTTAATAAACGCATTAAGAACGTCAGGCATGACGACTGGTGCCGCACCTGTTACGACCGGAGCAAAAGCCGCTGATTTAGCTTTGAGAGCAGGAGCGGCAGGAACAACTGGCGCACTGGCGGGGGGAATGATTAACCCCGAAGATGCGGGAACGGCGGGGGTTATTAGTGCTGCTATTCCGTTGGTTGCACCAGCGGCAAGGTCAGGCGCAACGGCAGCTAGGAAAATTTTAGGCACAACGACTGGCGTAGGTGATGAGGCTTTGTCGCAAGCATTCCAAGCTGGAAAAGCTGGCGGGGCGCAAGCGCAGGCATTCCGTAACGCAATGCGACCAGTTGATGATGCCAATATGATGTCTGTACTTGATGACGCAATGGCTAATTTGGATGCGATGAGGAAAGCGCGAACTGCTGCATATAAGCAAAATATGGCTGGCGTTAAGGAATCGCAAGAAATCATTGACATGACGCCAATACAAAATGCTTTTAATAAAGCCGTTGAAAGTTATACTTTCAAAGGTCAAGCGCGAAACCCAAGAGTGGCTCAAGCACTGCAAAACGTATCAGATGAAATCAACGCATGGCAAGGATTGAACCCTGTTGAATACCACACGCCGGAAGGATTGGACGCATTAAAACAGAGAATTGGATCAATTCGAGAATCATTGCCGTTTGAGGATAAATCAGCAAGGGCTGCTGTTGATAACATTTACGCAAGCATCAAAAAAGAAATAGCGACAAAAGCGCCTATTTATTCAAAAACAATGCAGGATTACACGCAAGCGTCAGAAGTTCTTGAGGAAGTTACTAGATCGCTTTCGTTAAACGAAAAAGCTACGGCAGACACCGCTTTGCGGAAATTGCAGTCTGTTATGCGTAACAATGCAAACACTAATTATGGCGCAAGACTGGCCTCAGTTCGAGCATTAGAAGAAGCGGGTGGAAGACCAATTTTGCCGCAACTTGCCGGACAAGCATTAAGCGACTGGACGCCGAGAGGAATTCAAAGAGCTACAGCACCCACGGCTGGCGCAGGATTGGCATTGACCGGAAACATACCCGCTGCATTAGCTTTTGCGGCGATGTCTTCCCCAAGAATTGTGGGCGAGACAATGTATGGCGCAGGAAGATTAGCCGGGCTTTCTGACAATATGGTATCCCCTGAAGTTATTAGAGCATTAAGACAAGGCGCGTATAGAACAGCACCAGTTTTAGGCGCACAGTAAAGGAAGCAAGATGGCACGTAACGGCAGTGGAACCTATAACCTACTCACAAATAGCTGGAACCCGGCAACTAACGGGAATTCTGCTACAGCGGTGGATTGGCAAAACCTAATCAATGACGTAGCCGCAGCACTTACTCAGTCTTTGAGTGCAGACGGTCAAACGCCAATAACGGGAAACCTAAACGCTGGAAACAACAAAATAACCGGACTGGCGGCGGGTACTGCAACGGGAAATTCTTTACGCTGGGAACAGCTTTTCAGCCAAGGGCAACCAGTTACCTTAGCTAGTGCAGCCACTACGGATATTGGCGCAGAAAATACGGTATTACTTAACATTTCCGGCACAACAACAATAACGAGCTTCGGGTCGAACTATAACGGTCCACGCTATCTAAAATTTAATGGCGCTTTGACTTTAACGCACAACGCCACTACCCTGATACTACCGGGTGGAGCAAATATAACCACGGCGGCGAATGATAGAGCAATAGTTGTACCTAATGGAACGCCTGCAAACGGTTGGATAGTTTTTGCTTATCAAAAAGGTGACGGCAACCCACTAATGGCGGATGGATTTGTAACGCCTCCAAAGCTATCAACCGGAGCGCCAACATGGGATACAAGTGGAAATTTAGGTGTAGGAGTTACAACCCCAACATATAAAGCACATATTGCAAATAGCGCGTCCAATGCTGTAGGTGTATACAGAGATTTGGATGTAACTATAGTGGGAGCGGCTGCTACTAACATTGAATTGGGCGCAAGAAACGGTGCCGCATTCACACCGGGCGCACAAATTATTGGTACATTAGATAACCCGGCAACATCAGGATCAATATCAATCAGTACAAGATCAAGTAATACATTAACTGAACGCGTAAGAATTGCATCAAATGGGCAACAAACAAGCGTTATTCCTGGTGGTTCAGTTTTATACCCTGAATATAAATGCAGAGCTTGGGTAAACTTTAACGGTACAGGTACGGTGGCAATACGCGCAAGCGGTAATGTGTCAAGTATTACTGACCAAGGAACAGGAAATTATACGGTTAATTTAACCACAGCAATGCCTGATTCAGATTATTCAATCTGTTATGGATTTGATACTGATTCTGACAATGTAAATCAATTTGCTGTTTCTGCTACACCAAGAAATGTTTATGTTCAACAAAGCTTAAACACAACGACAAATTTTAGAGTTTTTTGCGGGTCTAATGCTTCGGTTGGTAGTACAGCCTTAGATTTTCGAGGTATTTATATTTCGGTTTTTCGTTAAGGTCAATTTATGAGCCAAGTGATTATCTACAAACAAGAAAACGGCGTATTGGCAATAGTGCGCCCCACTGAAGAAGCACTTGCTAAGTACGGTATTGAAGCTATTGCATTCAAAGACGTACCGGAAGGCAAGCCGTTCAAAATAATCGACGCTGCTGATGTTCCTACAGACCGCACAGACCGCGCATACTGGACGTGTGATGACGAAGATTTGACGGACGGAGTTGGAGCTGAGTGGAATACATTTCCAGAGGTGACAAATGATTAAGATTGATAAAACATTGGCTCCTGCGCCAGTCTATACATGCTCACCGTGGCAAATACGCAAAGCGTTAAACGCTCAAAACTTACGCGATGCCGTAGAAAGCGCTGTTGCAGCATCGAATGACCAGTCATTAAAAGATGGCTGGGAATTTGCAACGCAATTTCGATCGGATGATCCTTTTGTGATTAGCATGGGTGCAGCATTGGGCAAAACCGAAGAAGAAACCGCAGCGCTGCTTAAGTATGCTTCTACTTTGTAAAGAGGCATTATTTACATTTCCAGACAGTAGCTAAAAATGTACTATTTGAGGTATTTGCGTGCAGGTGTAGAGAACATGGTCGAAAAGGCAAACCGTTCATTGGTTGTTAAGTATGAGGTGCCTTTCACCTGGCTAATGGGTATGGCTGGAACGCTGGCCGCTACCCTATTCTATGCTGGCTGGCAGGCTTCTGGGCTCAAAGCTCAACTTGAAGACGCGGTAAGGCTAGGTAAGGAAGTCGTACAACGTCAAAACGTGCTCGATCAACATATTATAGATCTTAAAGTCACAGATCAGCTCACCACTGCTAAAATTGCTCAAATTGAGCAACGATTAAACCGGGTGGAAAAATGACATACCTTATCAGCTTTTTCATAATGGCCAATGGCGCGATAACGCAACCAATAACCACGGTTCACGGTTCGCAACAAACGTGCGAACAAGCTAAAGCAAAGCTGATGAAAGAAGTCAAAGAATACAAACTTGTTGCCGTATGTCTGGACAGATAAATGGGGCAGGAGCTTATTAACTGGGTGTTCGCAGCGGCTGGGGCGGCGTTTGGCTGGGTAATGAAGATTATCTGGGAAGCCATTACCAGTATGCGGGCAGACATTAAAAGCAACCAAGACCGCCTACAGTCAGACCTAAGAGATATTGACCAAAAGATGCACGATGACTTTGTCAGACGTGACGACTTCAAAGACGCGATAACCGACATTAGAGGCGATATGCACCGAGGTTTTAATAAGGTGGACGACACGCTTGGGCTTCTTTTCAAAAAACTTGATAAATGATTGTTACCCTAAAACGTGGAAACAGCACAGACCAAGGAACTTTTAGCCGCCTGCATTTTGGTGGCAATGTTGTTTATGCCGTCGAACTTCCATGGCGCGACAACAGACGACAAGCAAGCTGCATACCCCTGGGCGTTTACCAGTGCGCCTTAGTCAATAGCCCAAGATTTGGGCGTGTTTATGGGGTGCAGAATGTGCCAGGTCGTAGTCACATACTCATACACGCTGCAAATTTAGCCGGGGATATAACCGCTGGCTGGGTAACGCAATTGCATGGCTGCATTTCACCATGCGAAAAACTAGGCGCAATTAAGATACCTGATGGACGTATGCAACGCGCCGGGCTTGTTTCACGCCCTGCACTTAGAAAGATGATGGACTGGGCAGGCGGTAAGACGTTTACTTTGGAGGTGACATGTTGAGCGCCATTTTAGCGATTTTAGGTTCAAGCACGGTAGGTAGTCTTATCGGCGGCATATTCGCTTTCTTGAACAAAAAAGCCGACATTGAGATCAGACGACTTGACCAAGCCCACGAGCTAGAGTTGAGACAAGAAGATAGAGAGTTGGCCAAAGTCGCAGCCGAGGGCAGACTACAGGTGGCAGTCG